ACTGGTACAATTTTAACGAAGATAAATCAGTTAACGCATTTGCTTATTTTACAGAAGTATTTAAGAGAGGTATAGCAAAAGGTTATAACGAACTTTATAAGAAAAAAGGTGATAACGAACACCTAATTAAATTAATCTCAATAGAAGGATCGAATGACGGAATGGGACTCCACTCACTCTAATATCAATCTTAAAACAGAAGAAACAAAAGTAAAAAATTCAAAACATATTTAAAATAAAAAAACCACTCATTTGAGTGGTTTTTTCTTTATTATTTATATTAAGCTTCAGTTTCAACTTCAGAATAAACAGTTTGTAACATTCTTTCAGCAACTAAATAAGGATCACAGTTTGATGATGGTCTTCTATCCTCAAAATATCCCTTTCCTTCGACGATTGATTGAGCTGGAATACGAATTGAAGTGTCTCTTGTGCTAAATCCATAACTAAAATCATGAATTGAAGATGTTTCATGTTCTCCAGTCAATCTCATATCATTGAAAAGTCCATAAACCTCAATGTGTTTGTTATGATTTTCTTCTAATTTTGACATAGTTTCTTTGATGATATCTAATCCACCTTCTTCTCTCATTTCTTTAGTAGAGAAATTAACATGACATCCAGTTCCATTCCAATCACCCTTTAACGGTTTAGGATGGAAAGACACATTTGTATTCCATTTTTCAGCAACTCTTTGTAGAATATATCTCGAAACCCACATTTGGTCAGATCCATTCAGTGGTGTTACTGGACCAATTTGATACTCCCATTGTCCTAATAAAACTTCAGCATTGATTCCAGAAATTTCCAATCCGATTTCCATACACATACTCATATGTTCTTCTACGATTTCCCTACCAACCACAGAGTCTGCTCCGATACCACAATAGTAATCACCTTGTGGTCTTGGTGTGTTTGATAAATATCCTGAGTGTGGATCTAAAGTGAATCCTAATGGAATACCTTCTCCTATTCCAAATGGAACTTCAGGTTTATGAGTAAGAGTATATTCTTGTTCCCAACCAAACCATGGCGATTCTGACTTTTCAAGTTTATTTAAACCAAGTTCAGATGTTTTTTGAGCCAATTTGTGTCTCATATTTGATGAATGTGGTGTTCCGTCTGGATTCAATACAGAACAAAAAACTAATTTGTTTGAACTCTTTCTAAATGGATCAAGGGTCACAAATACAGGTTTCAATAAACAGTCAGTGTTTTCACCTTTTCCGGCTTTTGCTTGTAATGTTGAACTTCCATCAAATGACCAAACAGAATAGTCAGATGGTGTCATTGAATCCACATTATCAACAATTTTAGTTTTACTCCTGAGTTGTTGGGGCTCAGACCCATCTAACCAAATGTACTCTAATTTAATTTTCATATATCGTTTTTTTTATTTTATGAAATAAAGTAAACTTTGTTTATCACCAACCATATATTTAGTAAATTTTTTCACTATGAATAAAGCTATTTTACAAATCTGGGAAGAGTCAAGTATTGATAATAATATTTTACCGCTTGGAGGAACATTACACATAGATACTAAAGAAAGAAATGAGTATGTTAATAGAATATATGCTGGTAGAGACTCAAATCAAATTCCTAACAGATACGAAAGGATATCAGGGAGTGAAGTAGAGGCTTTTATAAATGATTCTATCTTTAATATACTTTTGGAGAAAAAAACCATTATATTAGAAGAATATGAATTAAATAACTTAGTGAATATGAATGAAATTATTACAGAAAATGATTAACATCATAATATACACACTATCACTATTATTCGTATGGAGTAATATTTATTATTTACTGAATTACGAAAGATTGGATAAAAGATTTACAGAAAGAGATAGAAACTCAAAAGTAGATTTAGTTTATTATATCACAAAAGTTCTTTTCTGGATGTGGTTAGTAGTTGGTTTATTCACACCAATGAAATATACATTCTTAATTATGTTAGGAATAGTTTTGATAAGAATTCCAATATACCATATAAATAAAAAGTTAGCTTCTATTTGGTTTAGATTAACACCACCATTCTATATAATATTAATGATTCAAATTTTTATAGAAATATTTAGACACTAAATTTCTTTAAGTGAAGCTCAGTAATAATGATAAACTCATATCCCTTTTTATTACACCAATTTATCATTGTCTCCCATTTATTTTTATTTTTATAGGCCATCTTTAAATCATACTCAAAGTTTTTAAGTTTTTTTAATCCTTTATCAGGAACTGTCAATCTACCTTCATTTAAGTCTTGTACCATTTTATACTCTTTCATAGGTTTCACCTCAATAACAACCTGTTTAAGTCTATCATCCTCTAATCTCATCTCATAGTAAAAATCAGGATAGTAACAATGTTCTTTAACTTTTGAATCTCCATTCTCAAAATGTGTCATTTGATAAGGTATTCTCATGCACTCAGCTCCCCATTTGGTAATCTTTGAATTATTATCTAACCAAGTCATAATCTTTTTCTCCCAAGAACTTCTAAAATAAACACCACCTTGTGTGTTTAGTTTAATGACTTTATCTTTAAACTTTGGTATGTAGTTTCCTTGATTATAATTAGAGTTATTTGGTTTAGAATTAAGCATTGCTTTTATTTTTATATATAAATAAAATACTTCCAACATATGGGTGATTTATACGAAAGAGTAAAACTAAGTCTATTAGTACATGGTAATGGGATAGAAGATAATTTTAGAAATAACTCTCTTTTTCTTTATGAGAAATATCAACAAAGTGATGATTTGGTAAAAAATATGCCAGTAAAAAATATTAAAGAAGGTAATTTTTACTTTCTACACTACAAAGATGACTCAAATTGGATGAAATGGTCTCCAGTTTTTGTAGCGTCGAGTAAAAAATTCTCCAATAAAATAGTACTATACTGCGTAAACTTCAACTTTATACCACTTGAAATCAGAGTTGCTATTTTCGATAAGTACATAAGAGATGAAGATATAGAAAAAGACACACCTCTTAAAGTTTCCTATGAGGGAATGTATAACGAATTAAAAGGACTAGGATTTGAGTATGCTCTCATGGAATTCAATTCAATACAAATAGCTTTAGTTCATAAAATAAACTTAGAAATATTACCAAGATTTTTATATTCACAACATCCTAAAAATGTTTATGATCCAAAAAAACTAATTACTATATGGCAAGCTAAAATCTCTACAAAAGAAGAGAGACATAAAGAGCTTATGATAAGTAATATAAGTGAATGGTATGATGTAAATAAAGAATTGACAGACAAATATAATGTTTTATCAAACCACATTAAAAGAATAAGAAACAGTCAAATCAAATATGGTAGATAGTTTGGAGAGACATTTAAAATTTAATATATAATCTAAATTTATACCTTAGTTAATAAATGGCAACATACAACGAATCCGGAATGAATTCTAGTCTTACTATGAATTCAGCCATAGAGAATAGAGGTCTTTTTAGTAGAATTCTAAGAACTCTTTCTAATTATGGAATGAATTATGATGATATGATCATCAGAAATCAAGTAGGTATTGGTATAAATGAAGATCCTTACGCATCGAAAGGAAATAGTATGTACGATTTCTTTTCACAAAGAGCAGTATCATCAGTATTAAACAGAAAATCAATTCCCTACCTTGATAAATCATATGCTGATAAAAGAAGAATCCTAAGAGAGTATTCTATCAAAGATGAGATTAGAGACTTCGTATCAACACTAACTGATGAATCAGTTGTTTACAATGATGATAGAGACTTTTGTTCACCAAAAGCATTATCAACAGACTATTCTCAAGAAATAAAGGATAAATATCAAGAGTACTTCGAGAAAATATACCACAAATATGGATTCTCAGATAACATTACCGCTTGGTCAATGATGAGAGACTTTTTAATTGATGGTTATTTAGCAATAGAGATAATCTATGATGATAAAAAGAAAAATATAATCGGATTTAACAGATTAAGACCTGAGACTTTAGTTCCAGCTTATGAACCAGCGATAGGACATCTTTGGATTCAATTTCCTGAGGATCCTCAATTAAGAAGAATATTTTTAGATTCACAAATTGTTTATATTTCATATTCAACTCAGAATGACTATTCTGAGACATCTTATGTAGAGGGACTAATAAAACCTTATAACCAATTGAAAATTCTTGAACAAACAAGAATTATGTTTAACATCATAAACGCAACTGTTTATCAGAAATTTACTATTCCAATTAAAGGTTTATCAAGACAAAGAGCTGAAGAACAAATTGGTCAACTAATACACGATTATTCAGAAGAAGTAGAATGGGATGAGTCTTTAGGTACTTTACAAATTAACGGAGCTAAACACTTACCATATAACAAACAAATTTGGTTTCCGGAAGGAGATGGTGGTACACCTAATATGGAATTAGTATCTCCACAAGGACACGACTTAAATGATGAAACTATGTTATCTTGGTTTTATAAAGCTCTTAAAAGAGCATCTAAAATTCCAATAAGTAGATTTGAAGGTGATAACGGTGGTGGTAATCTTATAACAGACGCAGCTGAGATGACAAGAGATGAGATTAAATTTCACAACTTTGTTAGTAGATTAAGAGCCAATTTTAAAGAAATAATTGTTAAACCAATTAGACTTCAACTGTTAATTGAATTTCCTGAACTGAAGGATGATGAGATGCTTATGAATCAAATTGATGTAGAATTCTACACAAATCAGGTATTTGAGGAGTGGAAGAAATTAAACAATCTAACAAAGAAATCTGAAATCGTAGGAACTTTACTTGGTGTAATGAACGGAGAGAAACCTTACTTCCATATTGAATGGATTATGGATAAGATATTTAAATTGACACCGGAGGATAAAGCTGAAAATCAAAAATACTGGACAAAAGACGCATCGAATACAGCAGCCACAGCTACCGCAGAAGGAGGAGTACCAGCAGAAGGTGGAGAAGCACCAGTAGAAGGAGGGGACACACCAGCAGAAGGTGGGGAAGCACCAGCAGAAGGCGGAGAATCAGAAACACCACCAGCAGAAGGCGGAGGAGAAGCAGAAGGTGGAGGAGAATTTGAGTTCTAAAAACTCTCTAAGACATTTTTATCAAAATCAGTTAGTGAATCTATACCTCTTTCGTTTATCTTATCAAGAACTATATCAATATCAGTATAATTGAATTTAAATTCACTAATTAAGTTTATTACTCTTGATACAATAGGCTTTTTAAATTGATTCTTATAAGTAATTCTAAAAGGAATATCATAGAATACTTCTTTAGTTAAATCAACAAACTCAAAATTTATAGAAAATCCTTTATAACATTCAGATAATTTAGATAGGTGATAATCATCAATAACACAAAACATACATTCTAAATGATTATCATCTGTGTATTCAACAAAATCAAAACTTGAATATAAATTTTCTATCCTTTTTACATCAGACACAGACATAGTAAATAAAATCTCATTGATTTCACTCTGAGTAGATTTTGTTTTTACATTTATAAAATTCATGCTACTTGTTTAGGAAATTGAAAATAAAAATTATCTATTTTTTCTTCTATATTTTTATGTTGATGAAGTTTTAAATCTATACCTGATTCTAATAGGTTTGATATTATTTTTCCCCATTTAGTTGTCAATAACTTTATTTCAACATTTAATTTAAGAACTTTGTTGTTTTGGATTACAAACGTCATCTTTTGTATCACCGAACACACATTCACAAGACTTGTAATAGCAACATCAAAATCATCAGAAGCACTAACATATAAAACACTATGGTTATTTGGAATCTCAACTTGAAATTCAATTTTCTTACCATCGTCTAGTAATTGAGTAAGATTTATTTCTCTTTTATTTTCTTTCCAATTTGAAAATCTTGATAGAATATCCTCATAGTCATCTATCTTACTATTAAATAATTCTATCTCGAATGTCTTTTCCATTAGAAAATAGTAAAGTCAACTTGTTTTTTCTCCAAATCCACTGACTTAACAACAATTTTAATTGGATCACCTAATCGAATTTTATTACCCATCTCATCAGTAACAGTATAATGTTCTAAATCAACTTTAACTTTACCAATAGACTGAAATCTAATCATACCCTCACACTTACTCTCAACTAGTTCTACATAGATTCCCCAATCAGTAACACCAGAAATGATACCATCAAATACATTACCCAATTTATCAATTAAATACTCAGCTTGTTTATATTTAATTGAATCTCTTTGAGCTTTCGCAGCAATAAGTTCTCTAGCAGAACACCATTGAGCCTGTTCTTCAACTTTTTGTGGATTTCCTTGATTCTTTTTACTTAGATAATCAAATAATATCCTATGAGTAATTAAATCCGGATATCTTCTAATAGGAGAAGTAAAATGTGAATAGTGAGTGAATCCTAACCCATAGTGTCCAATATTTTTTGTAGTATATTTGGCCTTAGACATACATCTTGTTACTAATGTTTCTATCATATTTTCTTCAGGAGTATCTTTAATATCCAATAAAAGTTGATTAATTGATTTCTTCAACTCATCTCCTTCACCTTCTATTTTTACATCATGTCCGAAGTTATTACAAACACTAACTAGTTGTTGTAGTTTATCCATATTAGGAGTATCATGAATTCTATAAACATTATGCCATTGAGAATCATTTAATAATTTAGCAACATATTTATTAGCCAATAGCATAAACTCTTCAATAAGTTTATTAGACTCTTTTTGATGTTTAAAATAAACACCTATTGGCTTTTTATTATCATCTGCTAATTTAAATCTAACTTCAATGCCACCCATCTCAATCGAACCATCCATAATTCTCTTTTTTCTAATTTTCTGAGCTAATGTATTTAATAATCTAACTTCTTTAGAATAATCACCATCAGCGCCTTCTATTATTTCTTGAGCATCTTCATAAGCAAATCTTCTATCAGAATGTATTACTGTTTTACCAAACCACTTATCTAATATCTTACCATCAGAATCAATAGTCAATACAACAGAAAAAGCTAATCTATCTTCATTAGGTTTCAATGAACATATTCCATTACTTAATCTTTCTGGTAACATCGGAACACATCTATCAACAAGATAAACAGAAGTGGCTCTCTTAAAAGCCTCATCATCTAATTTAGTACCTGGTTTAACATAGTGACCAACGTCAGCAATATGAACTCCTATCTCAAATTTATTATTAGATATTATTTTAACGGAAAGAGCATCATCGAAGTCTCGAGCATCAACTGGATCAATAGTAAATGTTACTACATCTCTCATATCTTTTCTAGACTCTATTTCTTTTGGAAATATAACCTCAGATATTAATTCAGACTCATTGATAACTTCTTGTGGAAATTCAACAGGTAAACCATATTCTATCATAATAGAATTCATCTCGGTGTTATTATCACCAGAATCTCCTAATATTTTAACAATTTTTCCACGAGGGGATTTAGTTTCTTCCCACTTAGTTAGTTCAACGACCACTTTCTGACCATCTTTTGCAACTAAGCCACCTTTTATATAAAAGTCAGTATAAATTTTGGGATTATCAGGAACAACAAATGTTGTTTTTTTTCCTATTTGGACTCGACCAACAAATTGAGTTTTAAATCTTGATATAACTTCTACAACTTTTGCCTCAATCTTTCTTTCACCATTGAATAGTTGAACTCTAACAGTATCTAAATGTAATGAGTTAAGTGTATTTTTTTTGTATATAAAAACTTGTTTGTTGTCGATATTAATGGAAGCATTTCCATTTTTTGAGAATTCTATCTGTCCAGTATAGAATTCTCCTTCTATAAATTGAATCATACATGACTCTTATTGAGAATTATCAATTTGTTTAGTTTTCTTTGATATATTATCAACACCGTATTTGTTAAGTAGTGTTTTTTTCATCTTTGTCATCACCTTTTTATTCTGAATAGGATAATCTACACCAAAGTTTTCCTGTAAAGTTTTCTTTCTTTTATACTCTGAACACTTTCTACAAAAATATTCTCCCCAATTATTATCGTATTTAATATAATTTTTATAAATAACTTCTTTTTCAACATCACACTTATCGCATTTGCAAGTTATTTTGTGATGAGACCCTTTAGAAATTAATTCTATTGGTATTGTTATAAATTCACCAATAGATACATCATATCCCATATCCTCATAATACTGATAATTAGACTCAGTAATCTTAATATTTATTTCTCTTGTAAGGATCATAAAAAACCAGAAAATTTTAAGGTATTTATTAAAACTGTTTGTCTTCCTCTGATAATTAAATTACCCTTTTATTAAAAAGATATTAGAGTATCTATAAAAAATCCACCTATGTTTTTTTTGAATAAATGGTGATTTATATATACTCTGAACTTTAAAAAATAATTATTTTAAATGAAACCAGTTTTAATCGTAGAAAACTCAACTAATTCACTGATAAGAGAAAATTCCTCTACAAATGGAAAATATGTATTAGGTGGTACGTTCACAGAATTTGGCGTAAAAAATCGTAATGAACGTATTTACACTGCAGATAAATTTTTACCAGCTTTGAATGAGTTAAATGAAAGAATGAGCAGCTTAGGTGCTGTTTATGGTGAGTTCGACCACCCAGATGTTTTTGACACCTCTTTGGCGAGAGCTTCTCACATAATCAAAAAAGCCGAATACATCAAAGAACAGAATATTGTTTCTGGTGAAATCCAATTACGTAGTACTTATTGGGGAAAAGAAGCAAAGGCATTAGTTGATGACGGATGTCCTGTGTTTGTATCTTCAAGAGCAGCGGGTATCACAGAGTCTGATGGTTCTGTTTCACTTAAAAAATTATTCACATATGACATCGTTGCTGACCCAGGATTTGCATCTGCAAAAATGAGTGTTAAAGTATTAAACGAGTCATTAGGTTACAACGACCCAAAATCTAACTTTAGGATATATGAAATGTCCGATGAGTCAAAAATAAATGAATTATTCAACATGAACACAAACGACTTTGTTACAAAAAAACAGTTGACTGATTATTCTAAGTATTTAGTAAATGAACTTGCTACTACTAAGAAAGAAGTCAAATCGGCAATTTCTAAGGGTAACTTAACTCCTAAGAAACTAGAACAACTTTTAGAGTATTATGAAGAGCTAAATAGCTCTAATTCTCAAGTTGTTAAATATCTTGACTATTTAGCTGAAAAAGTTCAGATAATAGTAAATGAAAATAAAACTCTTAGAACAACTACTGAGAAATTAGTTAAACACAATGATTATTTAGCTGAAAATCTTGAGAAAGCTATTAACTATTCTGAGTATGTAGCTGAAAACTTAGATAAGAACATTGAATACTCTGAGTATTTAGCTGAAAACTTAGATAAGAACATTAACTATTCTGAGTATATCGCTGAAAATTTAGATAAGAACATTTCTTACTCTGAATACTTAGCTGAAAATTTAGATAAAAACATTGAATACTCTGAGTATATCGCTGAAAATTTAGATAAGAATATAGCTTATTCTGAATACATCGCTGAAAACTTAGATAAGAACATTGGTTATTCTGAATACTTAGCTGAGCACGTTGATAACTCAATTGCTTATTCTGAATACTTAGCTGAGCACGTTGAAGGAAACATCGCTTACGCTGAATACATCGCTGAACACTTAGATGATAATATTGCTTACTCTGAGTATATCGCTGAAAATCTTGACAAATCAATTAACTACCAAGGAATGATTGTTGAAAAATTAAATGGCGGTAAATTAAACGAATCAACAGAAGATGCATTCCCTTCTTTATCAGCAGCAGGATTTGAAAATGTTGAAGATGAAAACGAAGAGAATGATGAAGAAGCTTATAACCAAGAGTCTCACGAAGAAAATGAAGAAGAAAATGAATACAATGGAGTTACTGAAGTAAATCCATCACACGTTCATTCACACAAAGATGAAAATGAAGAAAATGAAGAAGAAGTTCATTCACATAACTATGAAGTTGGTGGACACGAAGATTCTGAATTATCCGAATCAATTAATAAACTTATTGAAGAAGCTAAAAAACGTAAAGTTTCTGAAACAACCGACTTGAACTTCTTAAAGTTCTTAAACAAGTCACAAGTAGATAGTTTTTATGCACTATCAGACGACGAACAGGAAACTGTTAAACTTCACATAAACGAAAGAAGTTATTTCACATCTAAGGATGTATTAAGTCTAATCTCTGAAGCACTATCAACTAAAAACGAAACTCTTGAAGAAAGAGTAATCAGATTGATGCCCGAAAACGTTAAGCCAGTCTGGGAAAATTTAACTGAATCTGGTAAAAAATCTATCTTATCACAAGCTAGACTTTACCCTGAAGAAGTTTTAATGACAGAATCTCAAGTTGAACATTTTTGGTCAACAAGAAATCTGAAGAAAAATGAATCAGTTACTAAGAAATTGGTTTCTCATGAAGCTTTAATCCAAGAGGATAAACTTTCAGATAAAGAAGCTCAATCTATCTTAGAAAGATTCAGAAACATTTAATCTATAAAAAATCCACTATATCGAAATACAGATAGGGCAAGGGTTATATATAGATAACAAAAAAAAATAAAAATTTAATATGTCACACATTAGAATAGACAAATCAAAAGCTATCAAGAAGTGGTCTCCAGTTTTGGAAAACATGGGTGTTACAGGTGAAAGAGTTGAATGGATGGCTGAATATGCCGAATTTCACTCAATCAACGAAAACGCATATGTTAACGCTTCTAACGTTTCAGGTATGGGAGCTGTTACAGCACCAAATCCTTCTTCATTAGCAGGTAGCACACTAGGAACAAATTGGTCATCAAACTCAGGAACTTTAGGTTCAGGAGATGTTGGTCAAAACCTTTTACCAGTAGCTATGAAAATAGCAGCTCAAACAATCGGTTTAGATTTAGTAGCTGTTAAACCTACTCCAGGTCCAAAAATCGATTTACTTTACGTAGATTTCCGTTATGATGATTCTAACTTAGGAAACGCTGACGAAAGACCACAAGTATTCAAGTTAAACGCTGGTGCTACTGCATCTGCACTTGCTACGGCAATGTTAACTGGAAACGGTGCTACTGTTCTTCAGTCTTCTGGTGGTTTACAAAACGGACCTTACTATTACTCTATAGGTACTACAGGTGCATTGAACTTAGGATTCACTGTATCTACTACATTAAATGCAACTGCATCTAAACAAGAAGTTGTTGAATTCTTAGGATTCTCTCGTATCGATGGTTTCCCAATGTTTAAGACTTACAGACAAGCTAACACATCTCACACAGGAACTAATCCTTATACTACTACTCCAACTCCAGCTACGTGGGGATTTGATCAAAACAGAAACACATTCGCTGCTAACACGTCAATGATTTCACAAATCACTTCTATCGCTGGTGTTGCAATTGGATCAGGATTCGCATCTATCGAATTAATATCAGCTCTTGAAGACCACATCCCAGGTTTCTCTGCAAACTGGACTCAAGCTGGTTCTGGATTCAATGGTCAATACCCAATGAGTCGTGAGGCTGATGACAACAGTTATGCTGGTGTAATCGGACCAAAAATCTCTTCTAAATCAATCGCAGTTGGTACTGTTGAAGTATCTTCAGCTCTTAGAAGAACTGAAATCGAAGATATCAAAGCTAACACTGGTATGGATATCGTACAAAAAATGGAAAGTATTCTTGTTAACGAACTTTCTCAAACAATCTCTAGACAAATCGTTGCTAAGATTTTCGAGATGGGTGATCTTAACAGAACAGCTGCTCCTCTTTACACAGGTGCTGCTGCTCCAGGTATCACTGGTCAAACTATCTTTGACTTAGATACTAACTACGTTACTTTAAGTGGTGGTATCGGTGGTGAAACTACTCACGCTGTACAACGTAAGCTTATCACTAAGATGGTACACGCTTCTAACTTCATCGCGACAGAAGGCCGTGTTGGACCTGCTCAATTCGCAGTTACCAATGGAGGTCTTGCTGCAGCTCTTATGGATATCGCT